GCTTGGATAGCTTGCTTTACCCTAAGCTCCCATGGAATGTGTTACTGGCTGATTTCTTCAATGGTTTGGCCAAAGAAGATTACAGCTTCAGCAAACCCAATCGCAGGTTCCTCCCAGAGTTTTATTTACCTTCCCTGTACTCTGAGGGTATGGGAACTCTTGCGTGTGCTGTAGACACTTCTGGATCGGTTTCCGACCATGACTTTCTGGCATTTGCTACTGAGATGGATTACATCAAAGAAACCTTGTTACCAGAAGAAATGTACGTAGTGGATTTTGATACTCAAATTAATAGTATTTATCAGATCACTGAAAACCAAACTATTAAACAACTTCAGTTCAAAGGCAGAGGAGGTACTGACCTCTCCCCTGTATTCGAACATTTTAAAGATAAGCCACCACAGGTGCTTGTAGTATTCAGTGACCTTGAATGCGACAGTATTGACCAAGACCCTGGCTATCCAGTTCTATGGATTCGCACACCCGGTAGCGGCCATACACCTACCTTCGGTAGGCTTATCGAATTCGATCCTAATTAACAATGAGGTACCCATGCATACGCTAAACCAAGGACAACAAGCAGCACTTTCATCTGCTATTCAATTTCTACTCAGTGCTGACGAACGTTACATGGTTATCAAAGGCAGGGCTGGTACCGGTAAGAGTACGTTAGTAGAGCATTTAGTACCTGCAATTAACAAAGTAGCTAAAGTAGTTGCTTTGTTATTGCAATCTCAAAATGAATTACCAGTTCATTTGTGCAGTACAACAAACAAAGCATCTTCTGTATTGGCTGAAATAACCGATACAGAAACTTGTACTTTACATAGTTTATTAGGTCTAACAGTTAAAAATGATTATCAGACTGGTAAAACAAAACTAGTACGTAAAGGTAATAGCGCAGTTATTGAAAATGCAGTAATTGTGATTGATGAAGCATATTACATATGCCCACAGTTACTTAAATTTTTAGAGCAAGGCACTAAAAATTGTAAAATTATTTTTATTGGTGATCCAAATCAATGTGCTCCCGTGATGCAGACACATTCCCCAGTAGAAGATTTGATCTGTCGTACAGAAGAACTTACTCAAGTAATGCGTAATAAAGGTGCGATTACTTTATTAGGAGAGCATTGGAGAGAGGTAGTACGTACTGGAGTATTTACACCATTTACTGTAAATGATCCAAATGTGTTGTATTTGAAAGGGAATGATTTTAGAGATCAAATTGATCTTCATTACAGTATGCAAAATACAGACGAGAATACCAATAAGATTATTTGTTGGACTAACAATCAATCTGTTAAATACTCGGATTATGTAAGAAGTCTTAAAGGACTTCCTGTTAATTTTACTGAAGATGAATATCTACAGATTAATAACAGCTTACCTAAAAAGGGTTTTGCTACTGATTCAATCATTCGTATTAAACAATTCTACGGCAATACTAAATACCATGGAATATCTGGAAGGTATGCTTCACTTTATAAAGGAGAAGATTTATTCATTCCAGATTCAGCAGTAGAATATTCAAACCATCTAAAAGGATTAGCCAAAGCTAAAGATTGGAGAGCTTATTATGAGATCTATGAATCTGTCCCAGATTTGAGACCAATCCATAGCTGTACTGTTCATAAGTCTCAAGGCAGTACATATGAAAATGTATTCATTGATCTCAATGACATTGGTACCTGTAATATTGCTAGCGATGTGGCACGTATGATGAATGTAGCTGTAACACGTCCAACATCTAAAATCATTTTTAGAGGTAATTTACCAACAAAATATGGTGGTTAAAATGCGTTTAAGCCCCAATTACAAAAAAACCGTTATAAAATTAATCACTGAAAAAATTTTCATCAGTTTCAATTCACGTACTTATCATAAGGAATTAACTGCGATAATTGCAGATGCTGCAATAGATGAAAACATGCCGGATGCTGTTTCAATCAAATATAAAGGTGAGTACTACTGTCCATTTATTAAAACTGCAGGCGTACCTTTTAAAGCTGTAGTGATGACAGAAAGCAATAAATACTTTCCTAAATTCAAACATCTGCTTGATCGACATCAAGAGTATTCAGAATTAACATCTCAAGCAACTAATTATCTACGTACTGGTTTGGCAATGTGCATTACAGCAGATGACATGTGTGTAGTATTTCCTGAATTTATTCTTGAAATTATTAATACTATTCATGATGCTTCTCTTATCCCATTACCTGTACACACCTTACGAGAAATGCCTCCAGTACTCGATAAGCATGTAAAATTTCAACAAAGATTCAAACAAATACATCGAAACATGAAGAGGCAAATAGTAGTCAATATTCTTACATCAGGTACACAAAATGCAGACCATCCTGTTTAGTGATAATGCATCTCCAACAATTGCTATTATGATTAAAGAAGCTTCTATGAAGAAGCCTTCAATGCTGGAATATTATGTAGGCCCTTTAGTTGAAAAAGGTATCCCACTTGAAAGCATAGCTTGTTATTCATTGGAATATCCATCAGCTAAAGTTACCGCTAAACAAGCAGCAACAGTTATTCAAGCTATGTTACCTGAACTAGTTTCTGATGGAATCGAAACACTGCTAGTTTGTGATGCTGAATACTTTAAAAAACTAACCGGCAATCAACAAGCTGAAGCACATCTTGGCTATGTATTACCTTGTGTAATTAAAGGCTATGAAAAAATTAATGTTATTTTAGGCAGTAGCTATACAACATTATTTCATAATCCCGGAAACCAAATAAAAATCAATCAAAGCCTAGATGCTTTATCATCATTTTTTCATGGTAAGTATTTACCTCCAGGCACTGACTTATTTAAAAAAATAGAACTCATTAAAGACATGGCACGAATCAAATCGTTGCTTACTCATTTAATGACATTACCTGAAATTACAGCAGACATTGAAACACTGTCTCTTGATTTCTGGAAAGCAGGAATATCTACAATAGCCTTTGGTGAAGATACTGAAGTAGGTTATGCATTTGCTGTGGACACCCATTTGGGTTTAGGTTTGCCAGTTAAAAAAATGCTTAAAGAATTCTTTATCAATTACAAAGGTAAAATTATTTGGCACAACGCTGGGTATGATTTAAAAGTAATCGTCTACGAATTGTGGATGAAACATCCTCTTGATCTTGTAGGCATGTACGAAGGCATTTCAGTAATGACTCGTAACTTCGACTGCACAAGATTAATAGCTTATCTGGCTTTAAACTCGTGTGTACGTACTCAGTACTCGTTGAAAGTATTAGCCCATGAATTCGCAGGTAACTATGCCGAACAAGATATTGATGATATTTCTAAAATCAGCCCCGATGATTTATTGAAATATAACATTGTAGATACATTAGCTACTTGGTATGTACATAAAAAATACAAACCAATAATGATTGCCGATGATCAGGAGGAACTATATGAGGGCTTATTTAAAAAATCTGTAGCACTGTTACTTCAAATTGAATTAACAGGTATGCCTATCAACATGGAAAAAGTTCTGTTCGCAGAAAAGGAACTGAATACCATTAAAGACAAGCACACAGCTATTCTTAAAGCATCTCAAATAGTTCAGGATTTTAATTACATAGTTAAAGAAGATGCCTGTGCTGCTCGTAATGCAAAACTGAAAACTAAAGTAGTGCATGTTACTGATAAAGAATTTGAGCATCTCGAATTTAATCCTGCTAGCGGTAAACAGCTTCAAAAATTACTGTATGAAATATTAGGTTTACCAGTATTGGATAAAACCAAAAAGAAACAACCTGCTACCGGCAATAAAACATTAAGTAAATTAAAAAACCATACAACAAATCCCAATATTATTGAACTACTTGATGCTCTTATTGAGATAATTAAAGTAAGTAAAATACTTGAAGCTTTTATACCTACATTTAAAAATGCATGGCTTAAAGCTGATGGTGTTTATTATCTTCATGGTAGCTTTAAATTAGGTTTTGTCGTATCAGGTAGACTGTCTTGTGCTAATCCTAATTTGCAACAAATACCTTCAGGCAGTACATATGCAAAATTAATCAAAGATTGTTTTATTCCTGCAAAAGGTTGGTTAATGGCTGGTGCAGATTTTTCTTCTCTTGAAGATAAAATCAATGCACTTCTTACTAAAGATCCTAACAAAATTAAAGTTTATACTGATGGCTATGATGGCCATGCGTATAGGACTAAATTTTATTGGCCAGATTTAACACCTGACATTGATAATAGCGTTGAATCAATTAACAGTATGGCTGAGAAATCAAGTCCACATTACAAACTAAGAAGTAAATCAAAAGCTCCTACTTTTGCATTAACTTTTTTGGGTACCTATATTACATTGATGAATAATTGCGGCTTCTCTGAAGCTGAAGCAAAAGCTATTGAAGCTAACTATCATTCTATGTATGCAGTATCTGCCCAATGGGTTAAAGATAAAATCATGGAAGCCAGTAAAGTTGGTTATTCAACTGGTGCATTTGGTTTACGTATTAGAACTCCATTACTACAGCAATGTATTTATGGAAGCAGCTTTGTACCTAAAGAAGCTCAAGCAGAATCGAGAACGTTAGGTAATGCTATTAGCGGACAATCTTACGGTTTGTTAAATAACCGCGCTGCGGTTGAATTTAGGGAGCGGTTATTAGCTTCTCCTTATAAATATGATGTGAAAATTATTGCATTGATACACGATGCAATTTATTTACTTATTCGTAATCATATTGATGTAGTACATTGGGTAAATGAAAATTTACCTGATTGTATGGCTTGGCAAAATTTGCCTGAATTACAACATCCTGTTGTTAAACTTGGGGGTGATTTAGATTTATTCTACCCTTCGTGGGCAGTGTCTTACACCCTTCCAAATCATGCTACTAAAAAAGAAATTGTAGCTATAACTTCCAAACCAAAAAACTAAGGAACCTAACCATGGCACGTAAAGCAAAATTTAAACCAAACGAAGAAGTAACTTACTTTGCCTATACTGGGGGATGTACCTTATTTATTGATAGTAAGGGTCAGTATATTTATCGCAATAACCCTGTAGTTAATTTGCGCAATGCTGCTGGTGACTTAATTGCTAAAGCCATTTCAATAGCACACGTAAGTCGTTTACCTGAATCAGTACCTCAATCAACTTCTAATTCAGTTCTTTGTGGTAACGCTACACAAGCAGCATCTTTAAAAAGTGCTGCAGGTTTTGAACCTATTAAAACAGTAACTGAAACTCTTGATGAGCGTGGCAATCGTTACGGTGATTTCAGTGACCATGCACGCTTAGCACAACAACTACAAGATGTTATGCGTAACCATAGCGTACAAGTGGACGGTAGTAACTATGATCCTGAAGAACCTTGGCGAGGTTTATCAGCAGTTCAAAAACAAGCTCTTACTGTTATAGCAGATAAAATTGCTCGTATCCTTAATGGCGATCCTAATTACGTTGACAACTGGCACGACATCCAGGGTTACGCAAAACTCGTTGAAGATCGTTTACCAAAGGCTGAGTAATCATGGCCATACATCGCGTTATATGGGAAATTGATATTGATGCAGAATCTTCAAGAGAAGCTGCTGAGAAAGCTTTAGAAATACAACGCGATGTTAACAGCACTGCTACACATTTTACTGTGATAACAATGCAGTCTGATGACTTCAACGTTGATTACATTGATTTTCACGAAGGAGAAAATAATGCAAGTTCAGTTAATTAAACATTCAATAGCTAATGGTATTGCCATTGCTACTTTTATTCTTGAATATCCAAGGATTATTCATAGTGAGTTAATGACTCACAGAGTATTTAGTCGCAATAGTGCAAGCTCTCGTGCTATTCCCACTAAAGCAGTTATTCAAGATATTCGTAATAACCCAGCAGACATTGTATGGTGGGGTAAGAATATGACTGGAATGCAGGCCAAAGAAGAATTATCTGGCTGGCGATTAAAAGCAGCTAAAATACTTCATGTGCTTGGCAGAGAATCAGCCATTCTAATTTCACGTTTACAATTAGCTGTTGGTTTACATAAACAAATTGCTAATCGTCGTCTGGAAACTTATCAAAATATTCGTGTAGTAGTTACTTCTACCGAATGGAATAATTTTTTTGCTCTACGTAATCACCCTGATGCACAGCCTGAATTTCAATTACTGGCTTCAATGATGTATTCAGTAATGACTTCATCTAATCCACAGCCACTGAAACCAGGTGAATGGCATATTCCTTATTTGGAAATTCATTCACAGCCTAATGGCGATACTGTTTATGGTGTGTGGCAAGATGACGATCAAGGTATTAATTTAAGATTTAAAGAATTTAGCCTTGAAGCAGCATTAAAAATATCTGCATCAATGGCAGCACAGGAATCATATCGCAAGAGTGATCCTAGCTTAGCCAAAGCTGAAGCGATCTGGGAGCGATTGGTAGGCAGTATGCCTGTACATGCTTCGCCTACAGAACATCAAGCTATGGCAATGATAAACGTACACAATGTGTATAACGATCCTAGCGATACATGGGAAAAAGGTGTAACACACATGGATAGAGGCCATATTTTATGGAGTGGAAACCTTCGTGGATGGATTCAACATCGTCAATTAATTCCTAATCATCATGTACCGGGGTAGCCTAGAAGTAGGTCAGGTATTCAAAACAAAAATAGGTTATACCTTTACAATTATTGGTGTTAATAACACACATTTTTGTTGGCAAATGGATACCGGAGAATTGGGCTGTACACCTTTAAAATGGTGGCCAGAAATACAAGAACCTAAATTGATTTCACCTTGAGATAACATACAAGGACGTACATCTAATTTTTAAAGAGTTGGTTGAGGCGTGTTTACACATAAATCCTCGCAACACTTACCCACTTTATAGTGGGTATTTTAAATGGCACTGACTAAAGTATCAGTTTGCAAGCTGGTATTTTAGGTTAGCTGTAACTTGATGGCAAAGATATAGGTGCGCGCACACTTCGATGGTTCGAATCCATTCAGCTATTCATAGTGTCATTTAAAATACTCATTAATTAATACAAACAAAATAAGGTATTTTAATTTTAATCTTTAGGGAATTAATATGAACAATTTAATTAAACAAATTATTCAGGAATTGTGTGTTGATCTACAAACTGAACTTGATGACCGTTATTCATTAAGAGATAAATATCCACATCAACTGGATAAATATAATTCAGAAATGAGCATAGTCAGACGTGCAAAAGAACTTATTAAAGATTCCGGTAAAGCAGAAGAAAGGTTCTTTGTTTTTTATTATACATCTACAGATCCTGTAGGTAGTGGGTATGTGTCTTATTACACAAGAGATGGAAAATTCCCTTCTACTGCTGATATAAGCCAATTGGCTTTATACGAAATATCTAAATCATTAGGTTATAAGGCAAATGCCAGTATAAACATCACTGGGTTTAATGAATTTAACTCTAAAGAAGATTACATAAATTTTCAGGGCATATAATATGAGTGACATATTTGACAAAATTACTGACGCGATGGTAATAGTAATATGTTGTGTTAGTGCTATTTTTATAGGTACTGTGCTGTATGTTATTTTTAATACACATCAATTAGCCAAAGAATATTCAAACAATTATTTGTTTGAAATAGTAGATATTAAAACTACTCAAGTAATTCAAGTTACATTTCAGAATATTACTACTACTGAGATGCATACAATTAATTTTGTCAAACAATATTGTACTAACTGGAAAGCAATTGAATTAGGTAGTGAGTGGAGCTTGCCTGTTGTATCTAATGAAACAGGAAAACACATTTTAAATGCTCATTTAATATGTGGAAGTAAAAATGAAAACTAATGCTATCAAGAATTTATTAAGAGCTAAGAATTTGATAGCTACTGAACAATATGAAGGTGCTTTAGTGTGTATCGATGTTGCAATTAGTGAATTGTATGAGGCACCTAAACAACATTGCACAGAAACATGTGAAGAACCTGGTGGCTATTGTGAATGTAAATCTGAGCTAAATAAAGGAGAATAGCATGAGTACATTAGATGAACTAATTGCCCATACCGAATTTAAAACAACTGTATTTGAAAATGAAACTTACTACAGAGAGTTGCTTGAAGTACTTTTAAATTTTAAAAGACTTTCTAATCAAGCACCTGTAGGAGAATTTGTAACTTTATTTAGTACTCCTAGAGGTACTACAGAATTTTTAGGTAGAGTACCTGATAGAAAGTTATGTGATTTAAAAGAAGGTGATTTACTTTATAAACAAGAAATACCATCTACATCTCAATTGCCCTGGTTAAAAGTTATTGATGAAACATTGGTTGTTCACCATATTGGCGTAGCAGATGCATCTGACACATATGAGCAAGCCAAAGAAAAAATTAATCTTTTGCTTTGTATGCAGCAATCGATCATTGATGAGACTAATGCGCAGAAAAAAGATCTTGTCGAACTGAAAACATAACGCCGAGATTTGCGGCGGCTGTAGGTGGTAGAAAATTGGACGGTGCTAATTCCGTCCGTAATATTGACTTGTTACATTTTGGTGGTGGTATGAGAACATATTTTTTGCAGTTTGAGCTTTGGAATAAAGACGTAAATAAATTTTGGTTTGGAATTATTGATGCGGATTTATCAAAAGACAATTTGCCGGATATTTGCAGAAAGATTATTGATGATAAATTTTACCCAATACGGCCTGCCGATGTTGAAATAAAGGTAAATGCTTTTAATAACATTGAAATGTAACGCCGTTATAAATTGCGGCTTTGCAATGGCAGTAAAAAACGGCGGATTCCGCTCCGTCAATTTCATGACTTTGTTATGTGGAGTTACCGAAGTGACAAACCTAGATTTTATTTTATGGATGACATTGTTTCCGCTGAGCATGACTATTTGCGATGCAATACGATTTAAATACGGCGAGAGAAAGCAATATAGCGATGACGTGAATTTTATCAGCTCTTGCATAATGCTCGCTCTGTGGCTTGGGATAGGCTACAAGCTCTGGTAACACATAACGCAAAGTACAGCGGCGCGCAGACACAAGCGAGAATAGCGATACTCTTGCCGCGTCCCGCCTGCTACGCCTTGTTAAGTAGATTTTACCGGCACTAATTAAACTACGGAGTTACTAAGATGACGGAAGAAGAAAGAGATATACAAAAAATACTAGACCGAGGCGGCATACCTTGGGACTGGAAAGACCCAGAATGGCACGTTTATGTGAAGTGTAACTGCTGGCGCAATTATGCAACCGAGGCAATAAAAGCTATTTGGGGAACATTTACAAACCTACAAAAAGTTTACATTGCTGAAATGCTGCAAGACCAAGCTGATAACGAGCACTGGGACTAATACTTAACGTTGAGCACAACGGCGGATTTTAACAGCTGGAACAGTGCGAAATTCTTTACCCGTCCAGTTGCTGTGACTTGTTACATTTGCATAGCGATTTAATTAATGAGGTGATTTATGTATTGGTTTTATTCTTATATGTGGCAGAACAAATTTGATAGTTCAAACCCTTGGAAATATGACATGGATGTATTCGAGGGTGAATTTGATGAGCTAATTCTGTTCACCCAAAAACAGCCTGAAAAATGGGTTGTAACTTTCACGCGAAGCATTACTTTTTCAGAGTTTGAGACTTTGAAAGGGGTGATAGGCTAGTGAATGTAACGCCGAGCACAACGGCGGCACACCCAAGCCAAGGCAATGCGCGACTCTAGCACCGTCCGCTTGCTGCGACTGGTTACATTTACATAGCGATCTTTAATAATATGCGATCACACGAACTTGCAAAAATTCTACTAGAAAATGATGACGGCGAAGTCACTTGCAGCGTTGATATTTCAACGTGCGATGCTGACGCTGACCGCAGAGTCTTTGGTGATTTGGTAGAAATTAATAGCCTGCCGACAGATGAAGGTTTTGGCTCTAGCGAAGCCGTTCTACTTTTTATTGGCAGTATAAGCCAGTGAATGTAACGCCTAGCTAAGCGGCAAACAAAAGGTAAATTAAAAATGAGCGATACAACAGAATTACAAAGTGAAGCAAGTGCAACGGAAGGTTTGTCCAGCACCGAAGGTGCGAGTTTGAACGACTTGTTATGTGCAAGCTGCGTAGGTTGTAAGTTTCTTTACACCATTGGTGAAGGGTATTCAAACTTCACATGGATGGACAATATTGTAAATTGCGCAAAAGACAGAAATAAAAACCTACCTGATTCAGAGCCTTATGACTGGAAATGGAGCGCTGAATCTGATAAATGGCCAAAAACAAATTCAAGCCGATGCGAATTATACGCGGCTGGCGATAAAGTTTCGCTAGATGTTGATGGAGATGATTACCCAGATGATTACACAAGTGACATTGAGGCAATAACCGTAATACAGGAGCATAGTGGAAGGTCTAGATAAAGCACATAACAGCGGAATAAGCGGCCTGGGCCGTATATCTCCAAATAAAAAAGCCCCCAATTAAGGGGGCTTACTTTCAGTATTTACCTTCTTCTAACTCTCGGGCTTTGAGTTGCTTATACAAATTAGGATCTTCTTCAATTTTAATAAGCGACATCCCATGCGTTGCTATTTCTTTCCCCATATATTTTAATCCATATACTTCTAAAGGATTTCTTGGGAAAAAGTGCACAACCATATTGTCGTCAAGATACGCACATAATTCATGCATAATTTTCTCCTTACGCACTTACGTTGGTAGGGTTTGCACTTTGAGTACCGGTGACGCCATTTGAACCTACAACAACTTGACTATTGGTTGCACGCGCAATTTGCCCAAAACCACTGAGTAGAGTACTCAACATGAAATCTTGGCGCTGGGTCTGCAATTGTTGTTGCTGCTGATTGGTATTGATAGTCGTAGTTACATTATGGCTATTGGTCATTTCACGCTGTATAGAGCGATTCTCAGCATTCTCTAATTGGGCCACAGTCAAACGCTGATTTAATTCAGCAATTTGATTACTAGTGATTAGATCACGAGTCTTGGCACCATCAGCAGCAATAGCGATCTGAATGGCTGTAGATTGACGATCTACGTTTGTATCAACTGCTGCAATATCACGGGCCAAAGACGTTGCAATTGCTTGCTGAGCCAATTGGATAGCAGTCTGGCCTGTTGATAAATACTGAGTATCTGCAGTTGCCTGGGCTGACAAAGACGATACAGCACCAGCCAATGCAAGCTGTACTTGTGCTTCATTAAAGGGAATTGATGCTTTAATATCGCCCAAAGTTTGTGCGTTTAAATCATCCTGTGTAACAGCACGGCTTGCCCCTTCTTGATTACCTAACAGATTTCCACGTCCCAGCAACAAGCCCAGTATCAAACCCATTGCACCGCCGCCGAAACCTTCTCCACCACCAAAACCCATACCGCCGCGAGATACGATATCTTCTGAAAATGTAGCCATGATTCACATCCTTGTGATTAATTCATCCATGATTGGCACCGAAGAAATATACCCATACCTTCAGTAAATCCAATATAATCCATTTGGATCACTGCAAGGAGAGGGGAATTCAAATGTTATTGATACACGTAACGAAAAGTAATCGCTGTGCATTTTGTGATGCAGGAGTCATCAAATGCGCTGAAGCAACTTGTCAAAATTTTTTCCATCCTAGCAATACTAGGCATATTTATTGCCTAACTAAATGCCGCATGAAAAATTTCAGACGAGATAAAACAAAAGGGAATATGAATACTATCTGATATTCAAACTAAGCTTTGCTTAGTAATCTGCGTTACTCAAGGAATAAGGCACATTGGTTATTAAAACAATGTGCCTTTTCTATCTATAAAATTTACTTGGTGAAATTTATGACAAAGTATTCAAACAATACTGGAGTATCTTTGCCTGTAGCAGTTTGGTTAGCTACAGACGAATACGACGGCAAACGAGGGACTAATCCGTATTTTATTAGTGCTACAGGACTTTTAAAAAGTCCTAAACAAATCGTATTAGGAATGCGTGCTGATCCTGAAGACGAGGTAATTGATATAGCTGGTTTAGTTAAATCTAAAATTGGTACAGCTATTCATGATTCAATTGAAAAAGCATGGAGTAATCCAGATCGTTTAATAAAAACTTTAATGTCATTAGGCCATCCAGAATCATTAGCTAAACGTGTTGTAGTCAATCCCGATGTTCTTACTGACGGAGCTATTCCAGTTTATATGGAACAGCGTGAAACCAAACAGTTAGGTAAGTGGACTCTTACTGGCAAATTCGACATGGTGTTTAATGGCCACCTTAGTGACATTAAATCTACCGGCACATTTACTTATGTAAATCAAACCAAGAATGATGACTACATTAAACAAGGATCATTCTATCGTTGGCTTAATCCAAATAAAATTACTGAAGACATTATGTCTATTGATTTTATTTTTACAGATTTTAAAGCCAACATGGTAGGTACTGCTAACTATCCCCCATCTCAGACAGTCAATAAAGTATTCCCTCTCATGCCAATTGATGAAACAGAGAAGTGGATTAAAGACCGTCTTAATTTGATTGAGACTCTGGAGTTATTACCAGAAGACCAATTGCCCGATTGCACTGACGAAGAACTTTGGAGACGTGAACCTACTTGGAAATACTACAAGTCAGGAGAAATATCAGCACGCAGTACTAAGAACTTTGACAATGCAGCAGAAGCTTATGCACGCAAGGCTGCAGATGGAGGTATGGGTTTAGTTGTCGAAATTAAAGGACAGCCTACCGCATGTTTGTATTGCAATGTATCCAGTATGTGTACTCAGAAAGATGCTTACATTGCTTCAGGTGATTTAGTTATTTAAGGAGGTACCTATGCCTTCTTTACCTGTAGTAGCTAAATTAATTACTGAACTGTCTTTGATACTTACATCTTTGATTCAATTCAGTAAAACATTTGATACAGATTCAATAAAAGAGGATGTTGATAAATATGAAAAGTTACGACGCGATGCAGTTTCACGACATCTCGGAAAAGCTGGTAGAAATATTGTGTACAAAGACACAAAACCACGACCCGCAATTCTTCAGAGTTCTTGTAGCGTATTATCTCTGCAAAATGGCGTCAATGATGAGGGTAAACATCAAGACGTTAGACAGAGGGTGTATACCCGTAAACATGTATGCAATGAACCTGGCACAGTCAGGACACGGCAAAGGGTATTCTACGTCCATAATGGAAGAAGAAGTTATAGCAGGATTCCGAGAGAAATTTCTGAATGAGACATTTGAAGAAGTAGCTGAAGAAAATCTTGCTAAGCTTTCATTAAAGCGTGCTCATAAAGCCAACACACAAGCAGATGACGAACTTGTACGTACTCAAAGAGAGTTTGCTTCATTAGGCCCAATGGTATTTTCATTTGATTCAGGTACAACACCTGCAGTTAAGCAAATGAGATACAAATTGCTTATGGCAGGCGCTGGTTCAGTCAATCTTGAGATTGATGAAATTGGTTCTAATTTAATAGGCAATGCTGAAGTGCTTACTGCATTCCTTGAGCTGTATGATTTAGGTAAGATTAAACAAAAGCTTACTAAAAATACCAATGATAATGCTCGTGGCGAAGATCTTGATGGACGTACTCCAACTAACATGATGTTGTTCGGTACCCCTACAGATCTATTAGATGGATCTAAAACTGAAGAAGAATTTTTCTCCATGTTAAAAACTGGATATGCACGTAGATGTTTTTTTGGCTTCTCTAACGAGAGCACTAAAAATTTAAACATCACTGCACAAGAAGTTTTTGATATGCTCACTGACAATACTAAAAACAATTATTTAGTTCAAATTGCAGATGAGTTCAGTGACTTAGCTGATCCGCTTCATTTCAATAAAAATTTAGTCATATCTAAAGATACAACTTTAGTGTTGATTGAATACAAACTTGATTGTGAACGTAAGGCAGCAACATTAGGCGAACATGAAGAAATACGTAAAGCCGAATTGTCCCACCGTTACTTTAAAGCATTAAAACTTGCAGGTGCCTATGCATTTGCAGAAGGTGCTATAGAAGTAACCGAAGACCATTTATATAATGCAATTAAACTTGCAGAAGATTCGGGCAAATCGTTTGAAAAACTTCTCACCCGTGAACCTCCGTATGTAAAGCTTGCTAAGTATATTTCCAGTAGAGGTATTGAACTAACTCATACCGATTTAATGGAAGCACTTCCTTTTTATAAAGGATCAGCAAGCCAACGTAATGAGATGATGCATCTAGCTACTGCGTATGGTTATAAGAACAATATAATCATTAAAAAGAACTTCTTCAGTGGAATAGAAATACTCAGAGGAGAATCGTTAAAAGTAACTAATTTGAATGAGTTAATTATTTCTCACTCAAAAGATTTAGCTTATAACTACTCCAATGACAAAGGCAAATTTACTGCTTTAAGTAAGCTCACTCAAATGCCTAATTACAATTGGTGTTCACATCATTTTGTAGACGGGCATCGCAGTGATGATAGTGCCACAGAAGGATTTAATTTAGTTGTAGTAGATGTGGATGGTTCAACAACTATGGCTGCTGCTATGAAGCTGCTAGAAGGCTACGCTGCACATTTTTATACAACTAAAAGCAGTGGTTCTACTAACGATAGATTTAGAGTCGTATTTCCCACGTCCCATGTATTGAAATTAGATACAAAAGACTACAAAGAATTCATGAATAATATTTATGAATGGCTTCCATTCGATGTGGATACTTCTACTAATGATCGTTGTCGTAAATGGGCTACTAACCCCGGTGTCTTTGAAACTGTAGAAGGAGAGTTGTTAGACATACTTCCATTCATCCCTAAAACTGAACGTAATGAAATTCGTAAGAAACAAATGCTTGATCTTCAATCATTAAGTAATTTGGAACGTTGGTTTGCATTCAGGATGAATGAAGGCAGTCGTAATAACGAAATGATTAAATACGCTTTATGCTTAGTAGATCATGGCCAAACGTTTGATCAAGTAGAAAGTTTAGTACTTGCATTAAATGATAAAATTCCTGAACCACTTGATAGAGATGAGATACTCAGCACTATTATGCGTTCAGTTGCTAAAGCAATAGCAAAACAATAAGGGGCTATGCCCCTTGTTTTGTATTAATTAGGAGAAACAAATGTCTAATGATCATTTAGTTTTAGTAGGAGGAATGTCATCTACAGGCAAATCAGCCTCGTTGATGAATATTCGAGATCAATCAGGAGTGCTTTATCTGAATTGTGAATCAGGTAAAAAGCTTCCATTTAAAAATAGTTTTATTTCTAAAACAATTACTGACCCACTTCAAATACTTGAAGCATTTGATTGGGCAGAAACCAAACCAAATATACACACCATTGTTGTCGATACGCTCACGTATCTTATGGATATGTATGAATCGCAGTATGTATTAACCCTTGCAAATAAAATGGAAGGGTGGTCTCAATTTGCACAGTACTTTAAAAATGTAATGCAAAACAAAGTAGCAAATAGTACGAAGAAAGTAATTTTTAATGCACATACACTAGCTACCTATAACGAAACCAATATGTCTATGGATGTAATGGTACCTGTTAAAGGCGCCCTTAAAAATCAGGGAATTGAAAGTTACTTTTCCTGTGTCATTGCCGCTAAGAAAATGGCACTCAAAGATTTGGAAGCATATAAAAATCCCCTACTTATCATCACACCTGATGAAGAATTGGTTGGGTATAAACATGTATTCCAAACTCGTTTAACTAAAGATACTGTTAACGAGCGTATTCGTGGCCCTATGGGATTATTTTCTCAGCAGGAAACATTTATCAATAACGATATTCAACTTGTGCTTGATCGCCTTGATGAATTCTACAACTAAGGAAACATTCATGTTTAACAAAGAACAGTTCTTAATCATTGCTTCGATGCAAAACGCACTACAAGAAAAAACTGTAGGGCCTGATTGGAAAGAGAAAACTCTTGATGTAGGTTCGGCGATTTATGTAGAAGCTGCTGAAGCAATGAATCATTACGGGTGGGAATGGTGGAAAAAGCAATCACCTGATCTGGCTCAAGCAAGTATTGAATTAGTAGATATTTTGCATTTTGCATTTACTGGTTTAATTCAAAATACTCCTGCTGAATTTGCATTTGAAATGCTTCAAAATAGTATCGATACTATCCCTACTGAAATGGTTCAAGAACTAAATGAGCACACATTTACAGACCACTGTAAAGCAATCGGTATATTAGGATCACAAGGTTACTATGGACAAGTGATTTATCACACTACTCTTGCTGCTAAAGTTTTAGGGTTTGATTCAGATTACTTATTTAATCGTTACTTAGGTAAAAATGTATTAAACAGTTTCCGTAAAGCCAATGGCTATAAAGAAGGTATTTACGTTAAAATGTGGAATGGTGTAGAGGATAATGTTTACCTTGAAGGTATTCTTAAATCATTCACAGATCGTAATGAAGTTCCTACCCCTGCTCAAATTGAAAGTGAATTAAACCAAATTTACACCAATTTGACTGTTCCAACTAATTAATTAAAATCCACTGAAAGAAAGGTACATACCATGTTTAATAATTTAACTATGTCCAACGATATTCAAGATGAAAAAGACGTACTTGGCGGTGGAGGTGTACTCGAATCAGGGGTATACGATTTCACCGTTAGAATGGCTTACGGCTCAGTTTCATCTGGCGGATCAATGGCACTTAATTTGACGCTGGAAACAGACGATAAACGTACATTGCGCGCAACTCTGTACACTACCAACAAAAAAGGTGAAAATTTTTACACTGATAAAAATCAGCAAAAAAATTATCTACCAGGTTTCTTGTTGGCTACTAACTTGTGTTTACTCACAGTTAAAAAAGAACTTCATCAAGTTGCTTTTGAAGATAAAGTAATTCCTATTTATGATTATGATCAGAAAAAAGAATTGCCTACTAAAGCAAAAGTAGCAGTTGAACTTATTGGTCAACGTATCAGTGCCGGTGTCTTTAAAGAAGTAGTTGATAAAACTACTAAAGATGCATCTGGTACATACGTACCTACCGGTGAAACTCGTGAACAAAACGAGATTGATAAATTCTTCCGTACTGGGGACGGTTTCACAGTAGCTGAAATTCGCGGTAAAGCAGCCACTGCAGAATTTAAGGATGCATGGTCTGCTAAAAATACTGGCGTTACTAAAAATAAAGCCAAGGGTGCTGCAGCAGGTGGTACTGGTGCGGTAGGTAATTCTAAACCTGCCGGTCAAAGTACTACGGCAGCCCCTGCTAAATCACTGTTTGGCGATGATAATTAATCATGCCTCAGGTCAAAGAAGATGTAGTAATTGGAATTGACCCAGGTTTAAGCGGGGCCATATGTGCCCTGCTTATTAATCAAAATAAAGTTACGTTTAAATCTACTGCCGAAGACCCACTGATATTATTTAATTGGTTTGAGCAAATGAAAAGTACATACAACTTGCGCTGTATTACTATTGAAGATGTTCATTCCCTTTTAGGGATGTCAGCTAAATCTAACTTTAGTTTTGGACGTAATGTCGAACGAGTAAACTTATTAGCACAGCTATCAAAAGTTAGAGTTGAATTAGTTACTCCAAAAGTATGGCAGAAGTTTGTTGGTATTAAACAGAAAGGCCCTGCCATTAAAAAGGAAGTAGCGGAAATAGCTGCAAGGTTGTATCCTAACGCTCCCTTATATGGGCCTAAAGGTGGGTTACTTGATGGTAGAAGTGACTCGTTAATGATTGCGCATTATGCTGCGTAC